TTCATCGGCCAGTAATTTGGCTCTGTTGCGCTTGAACTCGCTGGTGGCTCGTTGCTTGCCGTTGTGTGTTGTTGTCATGTTGGTTTCTCCCGCGCTATCGCTTGGCTAACGCGCCACTGCGTGGCTTGTTGTCTGGTCTGTTGTCGAGTCTTGTGCACTACGTCCCCCCACACTTCGAGCAAGTAGCTCTGGCTGCCGGCTGTTTCATAGTTGAGGACGGACACCATTCGCATTTGTGACGTTTGGACGCTGCACACCAGTTCATAGACATGGCGCTCTACCCACGTTCCCGTGTGTTATGCCGGCATAGTGCAAACCCATACGCGGCCGTGAGTATTCCTAAATTGTCGAGCATGGCCTACGTGTTGGCGTCGGCGTGTATGTCGTCTAGACGCGCCTCTAAGCCCCACATGTCTTGCTTTAAGGCGTTGCCTTGGTGCGGCTGGTGCTCTAGTTCCTCGATGATTAGGTCGGCCTGCACGTCGGCAAGGCGGCTGAACAATGCGCGCAGCTCTGCGCGGTCTTGGTCTGAGAGTTTGCTCATTGGTAGTCGGGCCTTTCCCATTCGGTTACTTGTGCTGTGTAAATAGTTGGGTGCATTAAGAGTGACATGTCGTTTAGTTGTTCGCATGTTAGGTATATCGAGTTTTCATACTGTGGGGTGCCGTGCATTTTTATTTCGTAGCCCGTGGCCCAGCCGTGTATTAGTACTCTGTTGTTTTTGACTTGGGCGAGTATAAATACGTGGTTTTCGTCGTCGCCTTTACGTATGCGCAAATTAGGGTTTGGGTATTCTGTGCTGCGCACCTGGTAACTCAATACGTCAAAACCGCCGCGGTCATTCTCTAGGTCTAGCCAATGCTCACCTAGAGACTTGGCTACTGCGTACTCGCCTATAACGCCTGTTACGTGTGACTGCCACCAATGTTGCTTTTCATACGCAACGGTGCTCTGGCGTGGTTTGCGGTCTTTTTGCATGGCGCGTATGTTTCGGCGCGCACCACTAATCGCGCAATATTCCAATTCCTCGTAGTCGAGCGTTACTAGTACTTTGCTCATATGTCGCTCAGCCGCGCAATAACTGCGTCTAAGTCTTTTGGGTACCAGCAGTAACATTCGTAGTCTGCTTCGAGCAGGTACCGTTGCCAACGCAGCTGCGCGTCGGACTGTTTGTTGCGTCCTGCTTTTAGCTCTGCGAACACTAGGCCGCCAGTTGGGTGGCTGAGCACTAAGTCTGGGAACCCTGCATCGCCTTGAAAATGGGTGGCCCAACGCTCGCCCACTTGTGCCGGCTTAGCGTGGTAAATCAACCAGCCGCGCAGTTTGGCTACCGCGCACACTTGTTTCAAGAATTGGGCTTCAGTCATGCCGGCGTAGTTATTCGGCATCGCCGCGCCCAATGAATATGGCTTCTAGTAGTTCTGCTTGGCGTTTCCAGAACTTTAGTTCTGATGCCATTTCCTCGTACTGGTTTATGATTATGTTGAGTTCGCGCCTGAGGCTTTCGCATTGTTCGCGTGAGTCGTACAGCATGCTCGAGTATGCCCACAAGGCTTGCTCAGCCGGCATTTGGTCTATGTTGCTCATCATTTAACCTTTGGTATTGGTTTGATGTTTAAGAACATGTCTTTTGCCTCTGAGTAAGTCATTGGTGTTTCAGGGTCAAAATCTAGCCCACGTTCTGCGCACATTTGGGTAAGCATTTTTATTTGGTTTGGTGTCGCGCCGCCGCCGTTGCTTGCCTGTGTTTGTTCGCGTGCTGATAATCGAGCCTCACCTATTTGCTTTGACCGTGGCCCCATGACTGAAGTTGGCGTTTCGCGTGGGCTGTCAAGCACTGGGGTTGGTCGCGCAATGCTCACTACCTTGGTGCGGTCCTCTGCTGCCTCTTGACGCCCGAGTAACTCGTTGCTGCTTGCTATTGACTTGTCAATACCTAGGCCCATGTAGCCCAACGCGCGCCCCAAAACGCTGGTGGCCCCATTCATTTGCTCAGCATTTCTAGTGAAACTGGTTTTACCTGGATACGGCTCAAAGACATAAGCGGTTACGGGTATCGGGTCATCTGGGTCACGGCTCACAGTGACCGAGCATTCAATAAACAACTGGTCGCCCACTTGGGTTATCTCTGGTCGGTGCTCGACAATGCGCAGCTGCGGGTAAAGCGCTAAGGCTTGCTTAAGACGTGTCTTTACGTCTACGTACTCGGAAAGGTCAAAAGCCATTACTCGTACCTACCGCTTTCGTCATAGTTTTGTATCCAGTCAGCGGCCCACAATGTCACCAAGCCAAAAACTGTCATAACGCCTACAAATGCAAAAATGCCTGCAATGGTTCTCATTTTGTACCTCGCAATGCGTTGTCTATTGCGATGAGCAGTTGGTCAGTTTCGCCACCAAGTTGGGTGTGCCCGAGGTTGTGCAGTTCTTGCACGATGTCGTCGAGGCGGTCAATGATGCTCTGCTGTTTTGGTTCAAGGCTGCTGGGGTGTTCTAGCCGGCCAATGGCTTGGCGTAGGTCCTCGCATAATGCTGCGTCGTCCATTGCGTAGCTGTAAGCGTGTGCGCGCAGGTTTCGTATGAGCACGTCTGTTGCTTTGGGTCGAGTGTTCGCCCACAAGTTTGCTAGTGCTTGGTCTAAATGGTCAGTCGGGTTTACCATGATTGCTCTTTTCTAGTCGGGTTGAAAATAACTAACGGGTGTACGGTACCACAATTTTTGGCGCGCTGTTGCCTTTCCATGGTGCCCAACCGTGACGCTTAAATAGGGCTAGAGCGGCTTTAAGGTTTTTGCGTGGTGACCAAAGTTCAGTCATGGCTTTACGCACAATGCCAGACTCGACAAGAAACCGTTTATTGCTGCCGTTAATTTGCATGAGGCCGTAACTGCCGGTGTATGGGTCGCGCTGGTTCCATGCCCGCGCAAAGCCTTTAGACTCGCGCTTACATATCTGCATGAGGCGTGGTATTTCACGTTTCTGCCAGCCAACCTCTAGGGCTAGAGCTGTAAAGAGTTTGCAGTCAGGTTCTACCGCTGCTTGTGTTGAAGTTGCCGGCACCAGTAGTGCAGCTGTGGCGAGTACGCCAAGTAGTCGTTTCATGGTTTCTGCCTTTCGTCGGGATAGGTAAAAACCCTAATGGGCTTATTAAGTGTTTGCGCGTCTTTTGGCTAAAAGCCTTATGGTGTAACGGTTTCTGTGGGTGGTGCCCACACGTTGCCTAGGACGTATTCCCAGTGCCATGACTCGAAGCCTGGCTTGCTTGGGTCGCCTGTGCCGATGTACCAGCCGAAACGGTTGGCGTTTTTGACTAGCCATTGGAATGTTTTGCCGGACGCGTTAGCGAAATCTACAGCGAGTCCCCAGCCGTGGTTTGAGCCTTTAACGCCTGTCGGGTCGGGTGCCGCGCATGGTGCCATACCCTTTTTCAAGTACCACGTTTTGCCCTCAAAGGTGCGTGTAATGCCTCTGGTGTCGTCTGTGGGTTTCGGTGAGTAACGCTGCATGAACGCGTTGTATTGAATGCTGTAGGGCCTGTAGGTGTCAACCGTTGACGTTGGCTTCAATGTGATGCCGTCAGCCTTAGCGGCGTTCAACATGTGTTTATAACTACGTACCGCGCTCTTGTGTAGTTTGCCGCCTGGCACTGGTGCTAGCAGCTCATCGGGCAGTTGCCCGTTTTTGTGGCCGGCTAAATCTTTGGGCATTTTAATTTTCATTGTCGTGTACATCAGTTTGTCCAGTCAAGTACGCGCAAGTCCTCGGTTGCAGACTCAACGATTGCGTATATGGTTTCGCCGGCTGGTACGAAAAAGGCTGTTGGGGCGGTGTGTTTTTCTGTCGAGGTGCCGTTGGCAATGGTTACGTCTGGGCCGCCTAGGTACACGATGCCGTTGCCAATAACGTGGGTGTATATTTCGCGGTTGTAATTTTTGGCTGGCACCACTATTTGCGCGGTGGTGGTTACGGTGTATTTACTGCTTTTCATCGGTTCCCTCTTGGTCGTCTGGTATGCCGTTGTTATTTAAGTCTTGCTTGCCGCTGCTCGCTATCATCGTGCCCGAAAGGGTGCCGGTCAGAAACATAACCACGGGCGTCATAAGCTCAAAGAACTTGGCGTCTACGGGTGAAAGCTCTGAGCCTTGGTACACAAAGAGCAAACCAAAAAGCATTAGCGCCATGGTTAAAGCAAGAATGCCAGCAAGGACTAGCCCAACAATGAAACGCAGTCGAGCGTTTAACTCGTTAGGCGTTAGGCGTGGCTTGGTTAACACTGCCTTGCTTCTACTGTGTCTGTGGTCAGGTTGACCGCGCTTAAAGACTTGTTTTTAGTTATTGGGCAGGGCCGTTCCTCAACGCGATTACCGCAAGCTACAAGGATTGACGCAAACAAAAGCGCCACAAAACTAGCCCGCCAGATCATCTTTGCCTTCTTCAGTCCAGCCGCTTGCAAGTAGCGCCTCGTATTCTTCTTCGGTCATTTCGCGTACTTCGTCGTCAATTTGTATGTTTGGTCGCGCCATGGTTATGCCTTTCGATATCCGTAAACGGTGACAGTTCCACCAGTTAAAGTCCCACTCTCTGGGGTTAATACAAACGCTGTATATGAACTTGAAACCTTATGAATGCCAGCCAACGAACCAGAGTTGCTTGAACCTTCATAACCTTGAGAATATAGCCGCGTATATTTTGATAAAAATGGCGACATAAGAGTGAATTGAGCTATAAAACCATCTGAACCGTAGAGACCGCCTACCCAGTTCCATTCGGTTGCGTTATTGTTGTTTGCCATTGACGGGCTACCACCAGTATAACTTCCATAAATTAAAGTTGAGTAGTAACCAGTAGCGGAACCGCTTAAAGCCAATTTTATTGCTCCACTACTTGAACTTGATGTCGTGCCATTAACAGCGATCAGATAATTATCGTAATCTGTTGAAAAAGCAGAAGATACGGTCACGCTTGAAACAGCAGTGCCGACAGTTTGCGATTTAACGTAAACAAAACCGCTGTTCGCTAGGTATGTGTTTGTGTCCGATGCGGTCAACACTTCGCCAGTAGTGAAAGTTTTTATAGCCATTAGTACCCCAGTCTATTTGAGTCAAGTTTGCCGAAAGTAGCATTGTCAAGGATTAGGTAAGCGTTAAGGTCGGCGGCCGAAACGTAGTACGTGTATCGAGCCTCACCGGGTACCGCGCTAAACGTATAGCCTTCAATAATGCACGGGTAGGTCGTACCGCGAAAAGCAACGGTCACGCGTTTACCTATTTGGCGGCCGCATTTATCGGGGCCGTCTCCTAAGTCGTCTAGTGCCATTGTGTTTTGCGCATTGGCTAAACAAGAAATAGAACTAATAGCAACTTTTGGCGTTTTGTAGTTATTGAGCAAATAGTTGGCATAGTCAAGAGCTTGGCCAGTTGTGGCGTTTAGCGTGTTTACTGTGTACGTGCGAAACGGCGCGCTGCCTGTCTCTACTGTTTGTGCGGCTGGCACCTCTGGGTCAACTGTAACTTGTGTGTAAAAGTTGTCGGCGTAGCTAGCAAAAGTAATGCCGTCATAAACTTGGTTTGTGGCGTTGTTTGTGGTGTCGCTAAAGTTTACGGCAGTGTCGCGCACTAGAAATGGGCTTACAAACACGGTCTCAACGCGTGTGGGGTACTGTATTTCTAAAACGTCAATAAGGCGCGCATTGAGTGTTAGCGCTGCAAGGTTAAGGTAATCGGCCCATGTGCCGTTAACGGTCGTTGCGGATAAAGCTTCATCGCCTACGCCTGAGTCCAAAAAAGCTACAAGTTCGGTCTCGTTGATTACGTCGCCTAGTTGACCGGTTAGAATGTCAGCTGGCATTGCGTAGTTGTTACCACTTTTCCGGCCAAACTGGCCTAAGCCACCTTCACACATAATGCTTAAATAGTCGCCATTGCCTACGCCGCCCGAATACGGCATATCAAACTTTAGTTGTACGTTGCTTATTTTGCCTACAAAGTTGGCTAAATCTGTTGCGGTGTTGCTTATGCGTATAAAGGTACCCGGCACTAACGCTGCTATTGGTGACGCGTAGCCGGTTGGGTAGCGCATGACTATTTCGGCGGTACTGGTGCTGTATTGGTCTAACTGGCGTTGGCGGCCTACGTTCACGTTTATTGAAACTACGTTAGTTAAAGCAACTTGGCCCGTTGACGCGGTGTAGTACTTGACGGCGTAGGTTTGTATGGCCATTAGTAGTTGCTACTTACCTTTATGGGCACGCTGCCGTTTGTTCGCATGTAGGCGCGTAGCGCGCTTACTACCGCGTTCGGGTCGCCGCCGTTGACATTTATTGTTACGTTAGAAGTCTCGTTGGATGCCCGGCTGCCGTCCATATTTGGGGTTGCGTTAATGCTGCCCAAGACTGGCCCAAATGGGTTAGTTACTGGTGCGGGTGCCGCGCCGCCACCAAACACGGTGCCAAGACTAGCGTCTAACTGCTGGCCAATTTCCGTGACGCTTGCCGGGTCTGCCGCAAACTTCAGTAGAAACTCAGTGTTAGCAATGACGCTGTTGACGCCTTCAACAATTTTTTGTGCCTGGTCAACGCCTGACTTAAACCACTTGTCTGCCGTCAATTTGGCGATGCGGTCCGCAGCTGCGTTAATGGTTGTAGAAATACCTACTAGACGGTCTATGGACGCTTTACCGCCGGCAAGTAAACCCTTAATAATCTCTAGCCCTACGTCTGCCCCAGAGTCAAGAATTGACTTTAAGAGTTCTGGGTCATCTAAACCAGCAGCAATAAGTTGGTCTATGCCTGTGGCAAGTTGACCAGCCTTGGCGGCTTGCTCATCGAGTACACCAAAGAATGACTTCGCGCCCTCGCTGTCTGCTGCCGTGGTCCATGCCTCGCCCACATTAAATATGCCGCGCACAACGTTTGCGGTTGCGTTGTAGAAGTTGTTGTAGTTGTCTGTGGCCTTGGTTAGTTGCTCATTGGCGCGCATGAGCGCTGGGGCGAACTTGTCTTTAACCACTTGT